TGCAGGAACAATCAGTAATATAGTTTTAACTGGCGCAGGTTCTGGATACAGATCTTCTCCATATGTAAGTATTGCATCAACTATTGGTTCGGGTGCCAGTATTACAGCAACAGTAAGTGCAGCGGGAACCATTACCGGATTTACGATTGTAAATTCTGGAACTGGTTATACCACAACCTCACTTCCAAAAGTAGTTATTGGAATACCAACAGGATATAGTAATTTGAGTCTTGGGTATACTGGTGGCACATCTGGAGTTGGGGAAAATGCAAAATTAACCGTTGAAATTGGTATGGGATCTAGTATAATTTCATATAAATTTGATCAACCTGGAATTGGATATAAAGTTGGTGATAAATTAACTCCAATAGGGATCCCAACTACTTCTCCACTCACAAGATTTGTTTTGACCGTTGAAGAAGTTGAAACAGATAGTTTCTCTGGATTTTATCCTGGCCAATTTGTAAAATTTGATGATATTTCACAGTTCTTCAATGGATTTAGGAAAAAATTCACTCTTTCTACGACTATAAATGGAGTAAGACAAGTCTTGGGATTAAGAGTTCCATCTGGAACAGATCTGGATATAACTAATAATATTTTCATATACATAAATGATGTATTACAAGTTCCTAATATATCTTACAAATTCTCTGGAAGTAGAGTAATATTCACTGAGGCTCCTAAAATTGGGTCAAAATGTTCTATTTTATACTATAGGGGATCATCCGTCGATGTTGAGTTGGTAATACCACCACCAACAATTAAACCTGGTGATAAAGTAACAATTCAGGAAAATCCACAGGATCCTTTTGATATCTCACAATTTGATAGAACGGTTAAAAAAATAACCAGCTCTGATCAATTGGAAACTTTTAATTATTATTCTGTTGGAATCATAACAGATCCCACAAAAATTAGACCCCTCACTTGGCAAAAACAAACCAATGATACTGTTATTAGTGGCACACTATATTCCAAATCAAGACCAAGTTTCCAAAGTAATGTAAGACCGTCTGCTAATGTAATTAAAAAAATTGAACCAGAAGATGAGGCAATATATGTAGATAATGCATACCCATTATTTTCAGATCTTGATGCACTTTCTGAAGATATAAGAGATATTTTGATAGTTGAAAATAAATCCGTTGAACCATGTTTGTCTCAATCAGTTGTTTCATCTTCTTCTACAATTTCATCTATTACCATAACAAATGGTGGAGTTGGGTATGCTAATACATTAGCACCTAAAGTAGTTATTTCGGAAACGGCGATTGTCAGAAAAGATCCTATCTATAATTGGAGTGGAGGAACTGGTTTAACTACTTCATATGATTTGAGATCCATTAAGTATAAAAATAAATTTGTTGCCGTTGGAAGCAGTTCTATTTTTGTTACAAGTTCTGATGGAATAAGTTGGCAAGTAGGTACAGTTGGTTTTGGACAAACTTCAAATTTTAATTCAATTGAAGTGGTTGGCGTTGGTACAAGTAATTTCTTAGTTTCTGTTGGAAGTTTTGGTCAAATTATAAAAGCCACTGATAATGGTACTGCCATTTCTAGTTGGAGCCAAATTCCAATAGAAGAAGATCTTGTTGTTCTTGGTATAGGAGCTGTAGGTAGAGTTGGTAGTGGTTATACCGGAACATTTAATCAAATAACCTATTCTAGTGTTACCGACACTTGGGTTGCTGTTGGAGCTGGTGGATCTATCTTTGTTGGAGGTGGTATAGGTACGAATAGTTTTGTTAGTAGATATTCTGAAACCTTATCTGATTTAAATAGTGTTGTTTTTGGTGCAGAATATTTTGTTGCTGTTGGCAATAATGGTATAATTAGAACTTCTAATAATGGTACAATATGGGAGTCTACATCATCTCCAGTAAATGTAAATTTGAATAAAATCATTTATGTTGATGGAAAATTTGTTATAGTTGGAGATTCTGGCGCAGTTCTACAATCAATTAATAGAAATTCATACCAAAGTATTTCAAATAATCTTGGATTACAAAATATAGTAAATATCTATTATAATTATGGTTTTTATGTAGCAGTAACTTCAACTGGCGATTTGTATTATTCATTTAACCTAAGTGATTGGATTTTCAGAACTACATCACAATCAAAAGACATTGCCGATTTAATATTTGTAAATAATGTTGGATCCGATGGCAGATATGTTGCTATAGGTGCCGGTGCAACTGTAATATATGCAGAGCCAATTTATAATAGAGCGACCGCTATTTCTAGTGTAACTTCTGGAGTTGTTACATCTATACAAGTAGTCAATCCTGGATTTGGTTATGATATTAATAATCCTCCATCTATTTTAGTGGAAAGTGATACATATAAAACTGAAATAGTCAAATCATTTAAAGTTGAAGGTGATCATGGAATAATTATAGGAATTACAACATATATTGCAGGAACTCCCGGTATTGGAACAACATCTCCAAAAATTTCGTTTACCCTAAAATCGGAACAATATGACAATAGTACTTTAGGTGTAGGATATTCCTCATTGAATATTTTTGGAATAACTAATAGTCAACTATCAAAAGGGGATTATTTTGTTATTACAGATAGTAATGTTGAAACTGGTGGAGATTTGGTTGGTATTACAACATTCCTTGGTGGTATGAGTAATTATCCAAATTCAAAAATTGGTGTTGCAAAATCATTTATTGATGGAGTTTATATTGTCGAAGATGTCACCTCACCATCTATAGGGATTGTTACTGTGACTTGTAACTTTGCACCTATGGTGGATAATTATGTAAAAGTTTATGCAAGAGGATCTAGTAATACCGGAATTGGAACAAATAATTTTTATGGAAGATATAGTTGGGCTAAAATATATGATTATCAAAATAGGGTTTTAGGAAATCCACAAACTTTTGAGGTATTTAATGACAATGGAATTTCCGGATTATCTTCCTCACCAAAAGTTATAAGAACTAGAAATATTATAAGTAAGTAAAAGGTAACTAAATAAAAAAAAGTATGTTCTAAAATGCCAGCCATAATATCAGATCAATTTAGGGTTCTAAATGCAGAAAACTTTGTAAAAAGTGTTTCTGGTGTGGGTGACACATCAAACAAGTACTATACTTTTATTGGATTACCAAATAGCACTAGTCCTGCTGCTGGCGGGTCTCCTACTTGGATTTCAAATACCCCTTCACCTGTGGATGGATTCAAAGAAGAATATCAAGTTAAAGAAAGTATTATATCTTTAAAACAAATTACAAACCAAGATGTTAGAAGACTTGTTAGAAAAGTTACTTGGGTAGCGGGAAATACTTATGAAATGTATAGACATGATTATAATGTATTTAATGTGACACCAGTTACTTCTCAAACAAGTTTATATGAGGCAAATTATTATGTTATAAACGAAGATTTGCGGGTTTATATATGTTTACAAAATGGAAGTGATCCGGAAAATCCAAAAGGAAGACCATCTTTTGACCAACCAACATTTATTGATTTAGAACCAAGAGCTGCAGGATCTAGTGGTGATGGATATATTTGGAAATACTTGTATACTATTAAACCTTCCGAAATTGTTAAATTTGATTCTATTGAATATATACCAGTGCCTGAAAATTGGGGAACTTCTGGCGAGTCAATTTCTACAAAGAATAACGCAGTCGATGGTAAGATAGAAGTTATTTTAATTAACAATAGAGGCGCTAATTATCAACCAATTTCAACATCATTCTCGAATGTTCCAATATTGGGTGATGGCACCGGTGGTAAAGCGACAATTACAATCGATTCTTTTGGTAAAGTTTCGGAAGTATTTGTTACTGATGGTGGAAAAGGATACACTTATGGAACAATACAATTTTATCCTGGAGCTCCAGGATCTGAAATAACAGGTCCATTAAAACAGTTAAGTAATACTGGTATTGGTACTACCTCTATAGCATCTTTTAATGTTATTATTCCACCAAAAGGTGGACATGGCTATGATGTCTATAGAGAACTTGGTGCTTATAAGGTTTTACTATATTCTAGATATGAAACTTTAGAAAGTAATCCTGACATTATTCTGGGAAATGATTTCGCTAGGGTTGGAATATTAAAAAATCCTACCATTGTTGGAAGTGATGTTCAGGTTTTAGATACCTCAGTGGTTAGTGGATTGAATGCTTTAAAATTAGCAGGTGTTACAACAAATACGACATATGCAGTTGATTCTGTTATCAAACAAACAGTTGGATTAGGTTCAACTGCTATTGGTTTTGTTGCATCTTGGGACCCTATAACAGGTGTATTAAAGTATTATCAACCAACTGGACTAGCTTCAAGTGAAACTGGATTTAAAATTATTCCATTTACTTCCAGTCCAGATGTTGGATATGGTTTGACAATTAATTGTTCGACAATTATTGGACCAACATTATCAATTAATTCAAGTTTTACTGGTGTAACTACCACAATAAATAATAGAATATACCAGTTAGGTCAACAGTTTGTATCTGGCATTTCTTCTGCTGAATACAATAAAAAATCTGGGGATATAATTTATTTGGATAATAGACAACCTATTCCAAGGTCTGCTAATCAAAAAGAAGACATTAAAATTGTATTGGAGTTCTAATAAAAATGGCACAAAATACCAATCTAAACACTTCTCCATATTTTGATGATTTTGATCCCACAAGGAATTATCAAAGGGTTTTGTTTAAGCCAGGAACTCCAATCCAAGCAAGAGAATTAACAACACTTCAATCAATATTACAAAATCAAGTTGAAAAGTTTGGTAAACATTTTTTTAAAGAGGGTCAAGTAGTAATACCTGGGAATATAGCATATGATTCCGAATACACTTGTGTTCAAATTGACCCAACTCATTTAGGAATTCCAGTATCGGTTTATCTTAATTATCTGGTAGGTAAAAGGATAAAAGGTGAAAGTAGTGGTGTTTTTGCTAAAATTGAAAGATATATTACTGCTGAAGAATCTGAAAATAATAATAATACTTTATACATAAAATACCAAAGTTCCAGTGAAACAGATTTTACAAACAGTACATTTTTAAATGGAGAAAATCTTCTTGTATTGGAAAATGTTGATTATGGTTCTGGAGTTATTAGATTAGATTCATCATTTGCTACCACTATTATCTCAAATTCTACAGCCACAGGATCAGCTATTAAAATAGAAGAGGGAGTCTATTTTATAAGAGGATTTTTTGTAGATGTTTTTCCGCAAACCGTAATATTAGATCAATATAGTAATTTACCCTCATATAGAATTGGATTATCCGTCTTTGAGGATATTGCTGTACCATCCCAATCAAATGTAGATCTTTTTGACAATGCTAGGGGATTTTCAAACTTTGCAGCTCCTGGAGCAGATAGACTCAGAATTGTTGCTACTCTAATAAAAAAATCACTAGATGATTTTAATGATGAAAATTTTGTAGAATTGTTGAGAATTGAAAATGGAATTATTAAAAAAGTTCCCAAAAAACAAGATACCGTTTCTCTAATAAATGATGAATTGGCGAGAAGAACAAATGATGAATCTGGAGATTATTATGTAAAACCTTTTAGTGTAATAGCCAAAGAATCGTTAAACAATAAAATTGGAAATAATGGAGTTTATAATCCTAGACAATTAACAAAACAAGGAAATATCCCTTCAGATGATTTATTAACTTTACAAATTTCCCCAGGAAAAGCATATGTTAAAGGATACGAAGTTGAAACCCTAATAACTGTCAATGCTGATTTAGAAAAACCAAGAACTACTGAATCAGTTAAAGACATTACTATTCCATTTAGTTTGGGTAATCAAGTAGAACTCAATAATGTTTATGGTACTGTTCCCGTAGGATTTGGTACAACAAGCCAAGTAACTTTATATTCACAAAGAACAGTGACTCCAGGCCTTCCTGCGGGAATACCCATAGGTGTCGGTAGAGTTTATGATTTAAAATTAAAAAATGCAGGATATTCAAACGCCACTACTGTATTTGAAGCCTCGGCTTACGATTTGCAAACATATACATATTTGCAGTTAAATACTACGATAACTTTATCGAGACCAGCGTTTGTTGAAGGAAAAAATAGTTCTGCATCTGGATTTTTAGCTATAAGTGCTTCAAATACTAATCAATTAGTTTTATATCAAGTTGTAGGAACTTTTGCAATCGGTGAGCAGTTAAAAGTTGATGGACAAGATATTTCTAGAACAATAACTAATGTCAGAGATTATAATTTAGGAGACATTCGGCAAGTAGTTGGGTATGTTGGAACTACAACAACATTTACAGCAGATACTGTAATATCTACCCCTATTCCCATTGCACCACAAGGTACTAGTTTTACTATTTCTGCAGGTTCTGGTGGAATAAGTACCGTAACAACATCAGCTTCAACATTTGGAGTGGGAATTAATACTGGAGATATCTTTGTTTATACAAAGTCTGGACAAACAGTACCAACATACAATAGAGTAACTTCGGTAAATGCTTCTGCAAAATCTATAACTATTGAAGCTACTACCAGTGTAGCTGGTGTTAATAGTGGTGGATTACCAACAAGTTCAACAACTTTGAATGATATATTAAAAGGATCTTCTTCACTATTAAATTCTAGAGATTCATTTTTCTTTGTTGAACTACAAAATTCAAATATTTCAAATGTTGATATATCTGATGGTGAAATAGTTTATAGAAAATCTTATTCAGTAACAGTTGCATCAAATGGTTTGACCGCAACTTTAGAAAGTGATACCAATGTTAGTTTGGAACCATTTGATGAGGAGGATTATTCCTTAGTATACAGTGATGGAACTATCGAGCCTCTAACTTCCGGACAATTTACAATCACTGCAGCAAGAACATTAACTTTAGTGAATTTGAGCAAAAACGGTAGTGCTACATTAACGGTTACTTTGCGAAGAAGAAGATTAAAAGCAAGAAAGAAAATTTACAACAGATGTGGAGTTTTAGATGTCAGAAATTCTAGTAGTACTTCATCTGGAATAGGTAGTACTACTCTTAATGATGGTTTAACATATAGTCCTTATTATGGTACAAGAGTTCAGGATCAAAGAATCTCACTCAATATTCCTGATGTAATTTTTGTTTCTGGAGTTTTTGAATCTTCTGATCAGAATGATGCCGATTTACCAAAACTAGAAGTTGTCAATTTAAATGCAAATATTTTAAATGCAGTAAAAGGTGAAATGATTTACGGCGAAACTAGTAATGCAATGGCAATGTTCGTTGCAACTAATGGGACAAATCAATTAGAATTCGTTTACTCTAATGAAAATACCTTTATTCAAGGTGAAAGAATTCTTTTTAATGAATCTAATATTACAGCGGAAATAAGTCTATTAATAGAAGGAGATCGAAATATAGTATCTGATTTTGCTTTTGATAGTGGACAAACTTTAGAAATAGCAGATTATTCATCGATAAGAAGAAAATCTGGAGTTAGTGCTCCGACAAAAAGACTGAAGATTGTATATAACAGTTATTACATAGATCAAAATGATGATGGAGATTTTGTCACTGTTAATTCATATGACCGTGAAAGATATTCTACAGAACTACCATCAGTTTCTTTTTATAGATCAAGTGATATTATAGATTTGAGACCAAGAGTTAGCCCTTATAATAGCTCTACAACTCCATATTCTCCATTTGAATTTGATTCAAGAAAGTTTTTACCTGCAACCAATTCAACTCCATATAATTTTGCTAAAGATAAAGATTTATTCTTAAGTTATTCTTATTATCTTGCTAGAATTGATAAACTATATCTTAATAGATATGGAGAATTTTTTGTTTCCAAAGGAGTACCTGCATTAAGTCCAATTTCTCCACCCATTCTTGATAATGCTTTAGAGGTGGCTACAATTACAATGAAACCCTATGTTTATAATGTAGGAGATGTAACAGTACAATTATCTCCTCATAAACGATATAGGATGCAAGATATTGCAAGACTTGAGGATAGAATAAGAAATATCGAGTATTATACTTCTTTATCTCTTTTAGAAACTGATACTAAAAATTTGACCTTAAGGGACTCTCAAACACAATTAGACAGATTTAAGTGTGGATTCCTTGTAGATAATTTCAAATCTGTAAGTTCTGGATCTTTGGGAGATCCACAACATAAATGTAGTATTGATACAAAAGAGGGCTTACTGAGACCTCAACACTATACAACATCATTGGATCTTTTATTAGGTTCAGAGGCTGTAATAGGTACATCTAATGTCTCAAATCCAGATGCAGATTTGAGATTTGTAAAAGATTTGGGGAATCCTAACACAGTTAAAGTTGGTGATGTTGTATGTTTAAAATATACTGATGTAGAATTTCTCAAAAATTCTTTTGCAACTAGAATTGAAAATGTTAACCCATTTGCTGTTGTAAACTGGATTGGAGCCATTGAATTAAATCCAGCAACAGATACTTGGATTGAAACCAGAGGAACAAAACGAACAGTTGATCAAGAAGGTAATTATTCAACAACTATACAACAATTGGGTGTTGATACCAATACTGGATTATCTCCAATTGATTGGGGTGCATGGGAAACGACCTGGACAGGCACACAAGAAATTTCTAGACAAAACATGGGTAGTATCTATGTAGGTACTCAGGAAGTTTCTAGAAGTGTTCATAGAGGAGGATTCCAAAAGGGT